AACCTACCAAGTATATTGGCATTTAAGTATTCTTCTTTTTCAAGCACTTCATATTTAAACTGGTGCTTTACCTCTTGATATGTTAATTCTGTAGCAGAATAACAAATCATTAGGATTTCTCTTTTAATCATAACTCCTGCTTTGTGAGCTTCTTTCAAGGTTGTATTACTACTATAGTAATTAATAAAGTCAGGCTTTATTTCTCTAGTATATTTCTTCAGTCTTTTGTCTGTAGTTAATGCTAAAGCTTTCTTACCCATAGGTTTCTTTTTATTACTAAAGAAATTCTTCTTACCAATATAGGCAACAGATTTCCCTTCTATAATAGCAGTCATAATGTAGATAAATCCAATACCGTGTTCTGGTATACACAATTCATTAAACTCTTTACCTTGATAACTCCAACTCATAATGCTTGTTTTAATAATGGAAATAATACTTCTCTAACTTTATCTATACCATGCATTTTAACAGAATCAGAAAGATCTTTTTCCATAGGTAGAATTATATAATTCAAACCATATTTTACTTTATATCTTTCTGCTGCTTTAATCCCCGGCTCATCATTGTCAAATAAAACAATTATTTTTTGATAATATTGCTGAAATTCTCCAATAGCTTTTTCTCCAATCATAGTATTCTCACTGTCCGGAGCAATAGCTTCAACATTATTAATACCAAGCTTATTAAAACACATTAAATCTTTAAGAGAAGATGTAATAATCAGATACTTGCAATCATATTTAAGCTGTTCAGTACCTTGGATGTAATTCTCAACCTTTATAAATTTTTTATCAGTATTCTTAGGCATATAGATTTTATATAAACTACCATCATTTCTAAAATAACCATACATATAAGGTCTTTTAAAAGTAAATGAAGTCATAGTACTATCTATCTCCTCTTTTTCCATTGTAAAAAATTCTAAAGGAACTACATTATATCTATCCAATAGTCCTGAGCCTATCTTAAACATCATCCAATACTGCTGATCTAAAGTATTCCAGTGTCTCATTTCATAGTCTACAACTTTAAACTTATCATGAATTACTAATTCTCTTCTTTCAGATACAGTATTATTTTTTATATATACTTGATAATCATTTATGATTTTTGCAGCAGCTTCACCAAAAGATAAATTATATAAATGCTGAACTAAGTTCCAACAGTTGCCTTGGTTGCCTGATGAAAAATCTTTAAACTTATATGTACTGGATGTAGTATCAAAGTAAACAAACATTGAAGGAACTTTGTCTTTTGAATTAAATGCAGAAAGCATTTTAATATCTTGACCTGTAAGTTTTTCTTTCAAGTTCAAATAATACTCATATACCCATTCTTCAGGTACATCTTTTATATCAGATATTATTCCTTTTGTTGAAATCATAAGACTTAATTAAAATAAAAAAGGGAGCCAAAAGTAATATCTGACTCCCTTTGACTAATTTAATTAGTCTAAGCTGAAATCAGTTGAAGTTTTAGATGGAATTGATAAATCATCATCATCTCCAAAATCTTTAACTTCTTTTACTTCTGTTTTTTTCAAATGAACTGCTTCATTATAAAGCATTACTTTTCCTTGTTTGAAATCTCCAAATGCATAATTACCTTTTTCTGCTTTTGGTAAATACAAATCATAGTTTGTATAACCAGTTTTACCAACATATTCTTTGCCAGCAATACAGAAATCTAAATAAACATTTTTAAATGGAGCTGTCTTGTTGAAAGCAATAACAAAATCTTCAATAGTCTCATGCAAATCATCTTGCTCATCAAACCATTTAGCTATGTTTAGACCATTACATAAAGTTTTTAAGAAGATCATCAAAGACTTATCTCTTTCAATCTTAATACCACTTTTAGTTTCACCATTTGCATAAGCATACTGGCTTGCTTTTACTTTACCAATTTGACCAGCATAATGACCTTTGCTTGCATCATCTTTATCAATCATAAAGCCTTCAAAACCTTCAATTGGTTCTGTTTCAGTATGTAACAGTAAGTGCATTGCACCTGGAATGAAAGAAAAATCTTCCAATTCTAAACTGTTAATTCTTAATCTATGATTTCCTGGAGAAATTGTTTTAGGAAGTCCACCACCACCTGCGTTCAAATCTTTTGTGCTTAAAGCCATTTTATTTATTTTTAATTGTTTATAAATACTTTGTCCCAAGATGTGCTTAAAACACCTTCTGTTAACTCTGTTATTACTATTTCTTCATTTCTTAAATGCTCAGGTCTTGCACCGCAAGTCACTTCTTCACTAGTCTTAAAACTTAAAATAGTTTTGTTACCTTTTCTATACATGTAGCCAATTGCATCAGCATTTGCACATATAAGAGATTTAATTTTACCTGTCAAATCTATATTTGCAGACATAACCATATCACCTTTATCATCTACCACTTTGTCTTTAATGTGACCTGATAAAATAATATGGGGTGCTAAGGTATCAATAAAATCTAAAACTTGAAAAAATGCTTCACGGATATATAAATAACCTGCACCATTAGGTAAAGTAGTAACAGTATCACCTGTAAATCCTTTTCCCATTGGCGTGTTTTTATATAACTTAATTGCAAGTGGCATAATCATAGTCTCTAATGCAGTTACAGTATCTATAGTAACATATTTATAAGGCTTACCTGCTTCTTTAATTGATTTACCAGCATCTAAGAGCTCTTGTAGACTATTAACTTTAATCTTAAGAGCATCAACATAATCAGAACCATTCTCTAAATCTATAATTAGATTGTTTTCTAGTCCTGCATATGCAGTAGTTTTACCAGTTTTAGGCTTTGAATAAATCAGTAATCTCTTAGGATTTACTTGACTAGCCTTTACTTTACTTGTTGGAAGTATTATACTCATCTTACTTTAGTTTTTGTGCTAATTTTTGAAATTCTGTTGCAATTCTTAATAAAATATCAGAAACAGATTCTGTGTTATCTAATTCTAATTCAAGAACTTTTTCAGTTTTTGCAGGAAATTCTTGTTCAAAATTTGGAAATAAAGACTTCTGTAATCTTGGAAGTTCTATATCTTCAACTTTAGTTTCTCCTTCTGCTTTTCTTTTTTCATATAAAGCATAAGTAATTTCTGTACCATCCTTTAGAACTGCAACTAATTCAGAAACAGGAACAGTATAAAGAATAAAGGGTTCTCCTTTAAAGCTTGTACCTTCTTTTGTTTCATATTCTTCTGCATAGAATGGATTATACTTATACTTAAATAACTGTCTATCTTCAAAGAAAGGAACAATGTCTGTAACATTACCTTTCTCATCATTGACATTATCATAGAATTCTATATAAATATCTTCACCTTTTCCTATTTCAGATTCAAATAATTGAACCTGTCTACCAAATTTACCTTTTTGAAAAAAGGCAGTTTTGATAAGAAAGAATGGATCAGCAGTACCTAGAACTCTAAAAGTATCCATGTGTTTTAAATAAAACTCTTTTTCTTTTTCTTTTCTAATGTTCATCTTGTTGTTTTAAATTGATATTTTCTTTGTTGCTTGGCCTGGTGTGTCTATTTCAACAATCCTCATGCTTGTTCTGTCTAACTTAAAGAAACTTATTCTTGTAGTACCATTTCTAGATTTTAAGAAATGAAAGACTAACATGTCTTCATCATTAATTAAGAATCTTTCTGGTCCATACTGTCTTATTTTTCTTAGTGAAGGTTTATTAATACCCATAACTACATCAGCATGCTGTAATAAAGCATCAGACCCATATATATCAGAATCTAATACATAATTTCCATACTCACCATCTCTTTGTCTGTCAGGAGCATCTATGTTTCTATTGAGTTGACTTAACACAACAAATGCTACAGGATATTTCTTTTTCATCATGGTGAGAGCTTCACCTAAGCTTCCTAGCATTTCAAATTTGTCTCTTTGCATCTTCCCAACTCTAAATAATGCTGAGTGATCCATAGTAATGAGCATATTAGTGTATGTACCATCTTCTTTCTTGTATCTTTCCATTTCATAATGAATGGTAGCACACATTTCATCAATAGTACATGCATCATAAACTACATTAATAAAATCATTATCCCCAGATTTTTCATAGTACTCTACACACTTATCATAGACTCTTTTGTCTACAAGATTTCCACCCTTGCTCATTAATGTATTGTAATCAGAACCTGTATTCAGACTTAATTTTCTTACTCCATTGGTTTCATCAACCATTTCCATTTGGAACTTTAAAACTCTAAATTCTTGGTCAGGATTGTGCACTATAATGTCACTAATCAACTGTTCCATAAATAAAGTTTTACCGGTTCCCGGTCTAGCACCTACTACGGTGATAGTTCTCCACTCTAACCCATCACAAAAAGCATCATTAAATTTGGGCCATGCACTGACTAGTGATTTAATTTCACCTTGTCTTCTTGCTTTTATTTTTAGAATTGCTTTTCTCAGAGCTTCTCTTTCACTTACAGGCAATAAGGGCCTGGCACCATTAAATAATTCAGCCATTTATTTAGATTTAATACGGTTTAATAACTCAACTCTTTTTGCACAGTTATACAACAAATGCAAAAGACTAATTATCAATTCAATTAGTAAAAATTTACCAATAGACATTTCTATAATGAACATATTCACTACTGTATATCCAAATAAACTACCAATTATTGCAATTAGCATTAACAATCCTTTCATACTATTCTCTCTTTAAAATAAGAATCCCCTACATCATCAGGATTTGTGTTAATAATCTCACAGTATGTAGCTAAGTCAGATTCAAATGATTTATCTATGTTTTGCCTTCTGACAAAATATTGAGAATTTCTCATATATTCATAGTTTCTAACACTGTATTCATCTACATACTTTTCTGTTGCTTTTATGATCAGATCCCAATCATAATCATAATTTTCAAAGAACCATCTGAAGCCAGCTTCAAGATTTTTGGGATTTACTCTTGCATATTTACCAGAGTTGAGTTTCCTATTAGGAAATATTTCTACATACTCCTGTATTTTTTGCAAAAAGCTTGAACCCATTAAATCTGTTGAAGTTTTCTTCTTAGTTCTTTTAAAGAACCCGTTAATTTCTTCCATAAAGATAAGACTTTTGCTTGTTAAATGCAAGTCTTCTGTAAGCCATTGATCCTTTTGCAGTCTTTTACATTCTAATTCTTTATTGACAAAATTATTAGGTACTATTTTTTCCTTTATACAATGTAAAACATAGTATGTATTAGGAGTTAAATTTTCATTTATTAATCTATTGAATATTTCTGTCATCACCAAGTAATTTTTGCATTAAACTGTCTTTCTACAATCTCATTAGTTTTAACAAATACATTTTCTGAGTCCCATCTTTCATTTTTAGCATAATATGCACTAGCGGGATGAGTTACAAAAAACTTGTAATTGTTATCATTAACAGCTTCAGACCATACTTTAGCTTCTTTACCCATATAAATATATATCAGACCTGTTTCATTCCAAGTAAGATAATCAAATAAATATGCTAGCAGAGGTTTCCAAATATCATAATGCTGACCTATTTTTCCTACTTCAGTTGTAAGAGCTGTATTAACTAATAATATACCTTGATTTGACCATCTAGTTAAATCTACATCTAAGCTTCCCGGATGACCATTATAAACTGTTCTGTTCACTTCATCTAACATATACCGTAAACTTGGTTGTAGTTCTTTAGTATTACCACAACTAAATGCTATTCCGTCAGCAACTCCAACAGTAGGATAAGGATCTTGCCCCATCATGATTATTTTAAGCTCATTTACAGGACATTCTTCAAAGGCTTTGAACATTTGTTTGAGTGTAGGAGTAAATCTTTTGCCTTCACTAGCTGACTTAGCAAGTTGAGTAATAATTTTGTCAAATTCACTACTATAAATAAAACTTCTAAGTTTTAATGCCCAACCTGATGGCTCAAGTTTAGCTGATAGTTTATCTTTAATTTCTTCTAAATCTAATTTTTGATTCATATTTTATTATTTTTGTTAAAAACTAACACAATGCCCATAAAAGTTAAAGAATTAAAAGATGATGCTATTATTGAAATAAAAGTCAATAAAGCATTTTATCTTATGGTAAAAGCAATATTATTAAACTTAATAAATAATATTACTGTAGAAGATAAAGATACCTACATCAAAGAATCAATGACTAAAGAGTACAAAGACTTAGATGAAACTCAAAGATCTTTTTATACTACAGGTCTTTTATTAGCTGAAATTGAAAAAGTAGCTAAAGATAACAACCTATACCAAGAAAAAGAAATTCTTCAACCTGGAGATGAAGGTTATGTAGAGCCTAAGCTAGGTTAAGATTATAGTTTTCTCTACCTATTTCTATACAAGCTTCAATAGCAAGTGCAATTTCTGTTTTGTCACAGTCTGCAAATGATTTACACATTATTGCACCACCTGCATCATAACATAATCCAGACTTTTCTTTAATAAGCATTTTCATGTCTTCAAAACTGTATCCTGATTCTTTTGCAAGTTCTCGGATACATGCATGCACTTTTGCTAATTGTGCAATACTATGATCAGCATCTGCTAGACCAATATACATTTCTAATTTTTGTCCTTCTGGTATTTTATCCAAAAAGATTTGATAATCTAATCTAGATTTTTCATTCAGATATGTAAGAATACCATCTTTCTTTATTAGTTTAACTGATAGCATATTAACAAGTTATGTTATTTAATACTTCAAGAAAATCAGCATAATGTAATGTACTGTGTATTCTTATTGCTGGAATCTCCCAACATCTTAAATACCAGTCATTATCTTTAACTTCTGCACTATCTACACTGTATAAAACTACATTATCACAAAGTTCTCTATGGTAGTAGTAGTAATCATATCCATTCTGGCTTTCATCATCTGTAACAGATACTTTTTCAAAGCCTAATTCTATTAATTCTTGTTCTGTCATCGGTTTAGTAATTTAGTTAAAAAATCTGCTGGATTTAAGATTTCTTCTGTGTAATTATTTCTAGCATAATCATAACCTTTATAATCCATAATAGCTCCAAACTTTTTATGTCTTTCTTTAAGAAAGTGTTTTATAATTTGGTAAGCTATATAAAAGTTATCTTCATCTGAAGACATAATCATATTATATGCATTTTCTACTTCTTCAGCAGTAATTAAACCTAATACTTTATTAAGTTTTAACTCAGCATAAAACATGAATTTCTTGTATTGACCATTATAGGAACCATTAGCATATAAATTAAAAGTATAACTCATATTACCATCAGTATTTTTTAGAAGTTCATAATGATCATTACAGATTTGTTTACAAAATTTACCTAAATCATTTTTCTCTTTCTTTGTCATAGCTCAATAAATTCTACTGCTGCTTTAAGTTTCTTTACACTATCTAAAATAGCTTCTGGATCAATGTCATCTTCAAAAAAAATATCTGTAAACATCATTTGTAAATTAGTTTCAAATGAAAGTATTATATCTAAATACCAAACATTATTCTTAATTTGTTGCTTTGTATAATTACAGTTAATCTCAATCTCTTTATAATAATATAAATAAGAATCAGGATTAGCACGGCATACTTCAAAACCAAAAGCTTCTAATCTTTTTATAGATACTAATTTTTCTTTATCTGTCATGATTTTGCAAATTTAAACACAAGCTTCTTACCTATTAGTTCTGTATCTCTAAGTGTCATACATCTTATTCTAATTTAAGTTAATGTGTTAATAAAAGTTTTTCTTGTTTTTACTCTATTTAAATCATATTTAGGAGGTATTATTTCAGCTTTAAATCCTTTATAATTAAATTTATTTTCTCCTCTTAAATATTTTTGTATAAAAACAGAATAATCTTGATTTACATCTGCCTTTTTTCTACGGTAATGATCTTTAACAAAATGAATCATTCTCTTTTTATTGTCAAACTCTAGTAAAGAAGTTTTATAAATTTCTGATAATATTTCAGGATTTATAGGTATTACTAAACCAATATTATCATATTCTTTGATGTATATAGACCATTCATAATACAATGATAA